AACAGCAAGACAGACAAGACAACTATGATGATGTTTCTGAAATGGATAATAAAGTTATTGTTGCTACATATGGTGTGGCGGCAGTAGGTATCAACATACCAAGAATATTTAATCTTATAATGTTGGAACCAGGAAAGAGTTTTGTGAGAGTAATACAGAGTATTGGAAGAGGTATTAGAAAGGCACAAGATAAAGACTATGTTCAAGTAGTAGATTTGACTAGTAATTTAAAATATAGTAAAAGGCATCTAACAAAAAGAAAAGCATTTTACAGAGAGCAGAACTTTAGGCATACTGTGACTAAAGTAGAATATAAGTAAGGAAAATTATGAAAATATTAACGATAGAAAATAGTACATATGATATAGATTGTGTGCCTGACGAAATAGAAGATGTAAGATATTGCGTATTTGATGGAGGGGACGAAGAATTTCAAGATTACTACTTTTTACCTTTAATCTTTTTAGAGAGTTTTCATGCTCCTGCAATTTGTTTGCAGATAGGAGAATTTAGTTTACAGATGCCTATGGATTGGAGTATTTTAACTTGTGATGAGGATTTTGCGGACTTGGAAATTATTCCTTTAGCAAGTTTAAACAATAGAGGTTTTTTAAGTCCCATACTAAATCCAATGCATAGTTGGATGCCGAGGGCAGAGGAAATACAGATTACTAATGTTTATCAAGATGTAAAGTGGTATTTTCCTAAATTAAAAAATGGACACATGTTGGTTGTGCCTTTAGAGGATAAACCAGAACCTAAATGTGCCCTTTTTGTAAAAGATTACAAAAAAATTAAAAATGTAGATATATCAGATTTGTTATAGGAGGTAATTATGGCAAAAAGAAGATTTAGAATAGAAGGTGGTAGATATGGAGGCGAACTTGTTTTAGGAGAAGTTAGTCCTGCATTTGCAAGTCATTATGCAGAAAGCCAAGATCATGTAGTAGATGCAGTCTTAGAGGCAGATCAAATGGGTTGGGGTAGTGATGACGAACCAGAAGATGCATTATTAGATCCAGATGCACCGCCATTACCACGTGAAGACTTTAACATGTGGGAAAATGACGATATAGAACACTTAAACGCACCTTATTCAGATGGTGGATTTACTGTTTATGAAGTTCCTGCAGATGGTTCTGACGATTGGGATCATGATAATGAAGTATATGAAGGGGAAGGTATTTGTGTTTATGGTAGAGAAGGTGGATACTTTGGACATGAAGAGCCTGAATTAGTAAATGAAGAGGACGATGAAGGAAACAAATATGTTCCTGTATTGCTTTTTCATAGTTCAGAAAAAGGAAGTTTTGCTTGTTGGTTTGTAGAAACAGATGGAGAAGATTTTGATGAATTTAAATTAGGCTACAGTATTGTTGAAACCAATTTATGTGAAATGGTTGAAAATGTTTACTATGATAAGAAACAACTAGAAGCAAATTACGACTATAATGACACAACCGGAAAAGGTTATGACGCAGAAGTAGGCTGGTTAAATATGAAGTGGCATGATAGCGATGAACTTTCACAAGAAAACATGGAAGAGTATTGGTTAGAGTATGACGACATGGTAGAAGAGGAGAGAGAACTTAGAGGATGAAAAGAGTTTTAATTTTTGGTTTACCTGGTTCAGGTAAATCCACACTCGCAGAAAAATTAGTTGAAGTTTTAGGTAATGCAGACTGGCATAATGCAGATAAGATAAGAGAAACATTTAACGATTGGGACTTTTCTGAAGAAGGTCGTGAACGTCAAGCATTAAGAATGCGAGACTATGTTCGTAAAAGTGTTGCTAAAAAGAGATATGGTATTGCAGATTTTGTTTGCCCAACAAATGAATTAAGGGAAAAACATGTTCCAGAATATGTTATCTGGATGAATACAATTGAAGAGGGCAGATATGAAGATACTAATAAACTGTTTGAACAACCTGACGGTACAACATTTATAAATGCAATAATTAATGCTGATGAATGGTGGACTGAAGAAAAATGTGAGGAATGGGCAAAACTTTTGGCAGTAGATATCAAAGACCATGAGTTTCAACCTAAGCAACCTACAACGCAAATGCTTGGTAGATTCCAGCCTTTTCATGATGGGCATAAAGAATTATTTAAAAGAGCATTAGACAAACACGGACAAGTGGCAATACTGGTCAGAGATATGCCACTAACTGATGATAATCCATGGCAAGTGGAAAAAATATGTGAAAATATTGAAATTGCATTGGCAGAATTTGCCGGCAAGTTCAGATGTTATCCTGTACCCAACATAATGAACATAACTTATGGAAGAGATGTTGGTTACAAGATTGAAGAAGAGTCCTTTGATAAGGACATAACAGAAATAAGTGCAACTAAAATTCGTAAACAAATGAAAAAAGAAGGAAAATTGTAATGGAAGAACTTGTAAAAAAAGTTGAACAATGGCACGTTGACAGAAATCTTATTGAAGGTGCTTCAGATAAAGATCAGGTTTTAAAACTAATCCAGGAGTTAGGAGAGTTGTCTGATAATGTCTGTAAGGGTAATGACATAAGAGATGATTTAGGAGACATGTTAGTTGTTATGATTAACATAATGAAACGTAATAATATATCCATGGAAGAATGTTTAGCAGTAGCATATATGGATATTAAAGACAGAAAAGGCCGTATGGTTGACGGTATCTTTGTAAAAGAAGGAGATACATGATAGCAAAAGATCCAGGCAAAATGCATTATTACATCAGTTTAGTTAAAAGTGGTGTAAGAATTGCAGGTTGTGTTGTAGCAATTTTATTTCAAAGTATAACAATATTGGCTATTTCTCTTTTAGTTGCTGAAATTTTAGGCATACTAGAAGAAGTAATAGACTAATGTTTAAAGTATATGAAATAAAATTTAAAGATGGCTTTGTGTATTATGGATATACCGCAAAGCCTTTTAACCTTAGGCTTACAGAACATTTAAAGGCAAGCCAAAAAGGTAAAAGTTTACTTTACAAAAAGATGAGAAACGCAGAATACGATTGCGACTGTAGGGTTGTACAAACATTCCCTACAATGGAAGAAGCATTAGAATGGGAAAAGAAACTTATAAAAAGAACTCCGCACAATTTAAAATTAAATAGTAGTTGGGGAGGAGAAAATGGCGAAAATAATTACAGAAGATGGAAACAACAAGACATCATCAAGAAACATTACAAAAGGAAAAAGTCTAAATACAAATTTTAGTCATCCTGCTTATACAAGGTATCCACATATGATGGGAAAAGGTTATTTTGGTGTTGCAAGTGATTACATAAACAATGAAGATAACTTACGATACACAAAATGGAAAAAAACTTTTGCAATTAAACCTCAAAAAACAATAAGCGGTAAAATAGTTTGGTTAAAAATAATTTATAAAAGAAGAAGATGGTTACACATAGAGCCCCCACAATTTCCAAAAGATTCTTTTAATAAAATAGAATATGCAGAATGGGAAGATATTCTAAATTTAAAAATGAAAAATTAATATGAAAGATATAAAAGAAGCCATTAGAACTGTTCCTAACTTTCCTAAAGAAGGAATACAATTTAGAGATATTACAAGTTTACTTGAAGATACAGAAGCATTTAATAAAGCATTAATAGAAATGACGGCACATTGTATGATGTTTCAAGCAACAAAAATAGTTGCAATAGAAAGCAGAGGTTTTATATTTGGTTCTCCTGTTGCTAGAGATATGGATTTACCATTAATCTTGGCAAGAAAGCCTGGTAAATTACCTAATCCAACATATCAAAGAAGTTATGATTTAGAATATGGAACTAATACATTACATATACAACAAAATTCAGATTTGACAGTTTCAGATAAAATTGTTATAATAGATGACTTAATAGCAACTGGTGGTACTGCAAAAGCAATCGCTAGTTTGATATGTCAATGTTGGAATATTCCAAAAGAAAATATACTTATTTTGGCTTTAGTAGACTTACCAGATTTAGGTGGTAGTGTTGCAATAAAAGATTTAGGTTTTAATGTGGAAACATTAATAGAGTTTGAAGGAGAATAATGCCTAAGAAACCACAAATACCCTTAAAAGAAATAATGGCGGCTATTGATAAAAAAGATAGAAACTTTTATAATAATTTAAGTGATGAACAAAAGAAGGCCTTTAGTGCCTGGATGATGATGAGGTATTGCAGTAGTGTACAAGGCAGAGATGCCGCAAACTATATTTACATGACTAACGAACTTGTTAATTATCAGTTTAGTGAAGTTAGCAAACACCCTGAATTGCAATGGCTTTTACTGAGTGCATGTGGTGTTGGTAAAATACAATTTCATCCTTATTTAAAACCGCCTAATAGCAGAAAAAAGAAAAATAAAATATTTGAATTTATCTATGGTATATATCCACATATGAAGGCAGAAGATATAAACAATATGATAGATATTAATACAAAGGAAGAATTAACAGAATTTGCACAATCACACGGATACGATGACAAAACAATCAAAGACATCTTTGGAAAGTAACACCTGTAAATGGTGTGGAAAAACTTTTATGAGCGAAAGAACTCTTGCGGCTCATATGTGTGTAAAGAAAAGACGTTGGGCAGACAAAGATTTAACACATACAAGATTAGGCTACAGAGTATTCCAGATGTTTTATGAAATGAATACTACAGCAAAAAATCCTAAAACACAAGAAGAATTTATTCAAAGCCAATACTATGAAGGGTTTGTAAAATTTGGCAGAAGTTGTCTTACAAATGAATATTTAAAGCCTGAAAAATTTGCAGAATGGTTAATAAAAACAGGTAAAAAATTAAAAGACTGGAGTAAGGATAGTCTTTATGATGAATTTTTATTAACTTATGTAAAAAAAGAACCTGGTATGAAAGCACTAGAAAGAAATATAATTTACTTAGATACATGGGCGACAGAACAAGGAACACATTGGCAAGAGTATTTTAAAGAAGTAAGCACACCAAGAGCAGTACATGATATAAGAAGTGCTAAAATATCTCCTTGGTTAATATATTTGTCAGGAACAGGAGACTCTCTTCTAACAAGACTAAATGATGAACAGGTTAAAATGATAGAGCATATAATAGAAGCAAACTTTTGGATGAAATTATTTGTACAAAATAAGGAAGAAGTTGCAGAAGTAAAACAGGCATGTGAGGTAGCAGGAATATGAGCAAAGGCAAAAAAGAAAGTTTTAATTTAAATGATATAGATAGTATTGCAAATAAATGGAAAACTAAAGATGGTGTAAATTGGGACCTAATACAACGAATGAGATTTATGAATGCAGATGCTGAAATAGATCCTAAAGACGGATATAGTTCAGGTAAAAAAACATTTAAGGAAAAATAATGCAGATTGTAGATTATTTTGGACCAAAAATTGCAAAATGTAAATTGTCTGAGCAAGACACTGAAGCATTATATAATTTTTGTCTTAATACAACTAGCAATTATAATAATCAATTAGTAGGAAACGTAAAAGAACAAAAAGAAATAAAACAGTATTTACAAAATACAGAAGTGTTAAAAAATATTTCTAATAATATGGAAAGATATTTAAAAGAAATAGATGCAGGTTTATGGAAAAGTGTTATAAAGTCTAATAAATTACAAAATTATTTAGAACTTTCAACTGCTTGGTATAATAAACAAGTGCATATGGAGAGTACAGTTTTACATGATCATAGATATAGTGCTGATTTAGTTTGTGTAATTTTTCCTAAAATATTTTTGGACGATGAAGCAGAATATTTTGAGACAAGCCAAACAGCAGATCAAAAAGGTCAATTATGTTTTATATATGCTGACACTATGAAAAATGATTTTGGCAAAAGTTCTATTGAAGTACAACCAGAACAAGGAGACATGATTATTTTTCCTTCTCAGTTGAGCCATTATACTGCTCCTGTGTTAGGAAAAAGTTATAGATATAGTATTAGTTGTAATTTTAAATTTACATCTAGTGCTAAAAGACTTTTACAAAAGATGAATAAAGATGAAAATTGACTTTGATGTAGATATAGATATGGGTAACAGAGATGACTATCTAAAGTTAGTCAATGTTACTCCTGCAAGTATTGAAAAGGATGGTAAGTTTACTAAGCATAATACTGGTGTCTACTTTCAGAATATACCTAAGTTTCCACTTGAAGGTTACAGTACAATAGATCATAAACAAGCAGAAGAAGAGGGTTGGTTTAAGGTAGACTTTCTTAACAATCATATTTACAAAGATGTAATTGATGAACAGCATTTAGATAAACTTGTTGCCACTGAGCCTATGTGGGAATTATTACAACACAAAGAAGTTGTAGAACAATTATTCCATATTAACAATCATTTTGATATTGTAAAACAATATCCTCCTAAAAGTTTAGAGGACTTAGCAGTTATACTTGCAATAATTAGGCCTGGTAAAAGGCATCTAGTTGGAAAGAGTTGGCAAGAAATAGTTGATAATGTTTGGGTAAAACCAAAAAATGATACCTATTTTTTTAAGAAAAGCCATAGTTATGGATATGCCTTAGCAATTATTGTACAATTAAATCTGATTTGCGAACAGTTAGGCTAGTCTTTTGGTTTTATAACAAGTTGTACACCACGCCGCTTTATTCTTTTTCTCAACAAATTTTGCAAACTTGTCATAGGCCCAAATAAAACTTCGATATCTTTCATTACAAATGTTCTTAAACAATTATGAAATTGTTTCATTTCATAATGTAAAAATATATCTATAGGTAATTGTCTGTTGCTTTCCCACCACCACGTTTCTCCTAATTCTAAAAATTGTTTTCTATCATTAATACTGGAAATTTTTTCTATATCATAAAATGTAAGTATTGTATTATCATGATTTACTACAACTCCAACATATTCCTGTCCAGCATAAGTTATTCCAGTTAGAAAAGGGTACTTTTCAGACGTCTCTGTTATTAAATTATCTTTCTCCACAAAAGTATTTATACGGAGAAACGATAAATAGTATATTATTAAGAGTAAAAAAATATGACATATGGTGATCACAGACTGTATCTTTACGAAGATAAATTAGAATTGGTTGTCGATACCTATGGAATATATGTGGATAACAGACCAATGAACAATAGAAAATTAGTTGCCCATAAAGGCATATACAACGAAATTAAATTTACTATCAGAAATAGAGATAGAAAATTACAAAATGTTTTTAGTGACAGTTTATCAGCAACATTAATTAATCCTACTACTAAAAGAAGAATTTTTACAAAATTATTAGAGCAAACAAGTGATGTTGGTTGTGTAAAACTTATTTTAGACGAAGGAGATTTACAAAATGTTGATGAAGGTTTATATACAATATATGTAACTAGAGTAAAAACAGATGGAAATGAATATCCTGTTTTTGCAGATCAAAATAATGGCCTTAAATTTCAAATCCAGATAGATGCTCAAGCAAAATCAGAACCAGTAGAAACACAATTAGCAAATAGTTTTACACAGGTTGCTAATACAGGCTCTGGAGATCCTGCAAACATTTTTACTACAAGTGCATTATTTGGTAATCAGGACAGAAATTTTAATCATGCTTTACATAGTGTTGCTATATATCCAACATCTTATACAGGAAATATAACAATACAAGGAAGTTGTATAGAAAATACTCCAAACAATGATGATGCAAGTACAGATTGGTTTAATATAGAAAGTAATATTTCTTTATCAGCATCTAGTACAATATATCACAAAACATTTACAATTAATACAAATTGGATCAGGATTATACATACTCCTGATAGCGGTACAATAGACAAAATATTGGTTAGAAACTAATTGACTTTTTGTATTTTTTTGTTATAATATCCGTATGGATATAGACTTTCTTGTAGAAAAGGTACATCGCCTCCTTTTAGATAATTTACCAGTTAGAACTAGTAAGACGCCTAGTGGATGGATCACTATGGACTGTCCTATGTGTAATGATAAAAGAAAACGTGGTGGATTAATTACTACTGGTGCAAGGATAAGTTATAATTGTTTTAATTGCGGCTTTACAACAGGCTGGGCACCTAATCCTTCGTTAGGAAAAAAATATAAAGAGTTAGCAACAACACTTGGTGTATCTACTAGTGATATACACAAAGTACAAGTAGAATTATTAAAATATAATGATATTTTAGATACAGAAGAAGTAAGTGATTACATATACAATCTACAAAAATTCAACACGGAGAAACTGCCAGAAACAGCCGTAGCAGTAGAAGATTTGCCAGATACACATAATGTAAAACAATACGCAATACAAAGGGGACTGCTTGGTCTATATCCACTGCTATACTTTGATGAAAGTTTATATAAGCAGAGATTGGTTGTCCCCTTTACTTACAATAATGAATTAGTTGGATGGACAGCAAGGCATATAGATCCTCCTAATAAACAAACGCCAAAGTATTTACATAAAATACAACCAGGATATGTTTTTAACATAGACAGATTTGCAGACAGTAAAAGACAGATTGTTATTGTAACTGAGGGTGTTTTTGATGCAATACAACTTGATGGTGTTAGCATACAGGGTAATAGTGTAACTCCAGAACAAGCACACTTGATTGAAAAATTAGGAAAACGTGTTATACTATGTCCAGATAGAGATAGTGCAGGTAAAGAACTAATTGATCAGGCATTAGAGTTAGGTTGGGAAGTAGGCTTTCCTCCCTGGAGTAATGATGTTAAAGATGCCGATGAGGCAGTTTTAAAATATGGCAGGCTGGCTACTGTGGCAAGTATAATTAAACATGCTACAGATAATAAATTAAAGGCCCAAGTAAAGGCAAAAATGATATGAGAGAAAAATTTAAACACTGGAAACATGTATGTAAAATACATTGGAGAGAAATTGTAACTCTTTCTATAGCATTACATTGGTTAGTTGATTTATTAATTTTGGGACCTATAGTTTTCTTTTTAGGTGTTTGGTTTGGAATACATTTAGATCATGGACATTAAATGAATTTATATACAAATGGTTGCAGTTTTACCTCAGGTACAATACCAGATGAGGCAAGTGCTAATAAAAATAAACTAGGATTACCAGAATGTATTAATTGGACCACATACTGTAAAAACAGATTTAGTTTAATTGTAAATGACGCAATAGAAGGTGGAAGTAATCATAGATTATTTAGACAAACAACGGATTTTATAAACAAAACCGAAAATTTAGATGATTGGATATTTGTAATACAATTAACAAATCCTGAAAGATTAGAATTTTTTATTGAAAAATATGGTGCATGGATAGGTGTAATAAAGGATTTTCATTTTACAGAAGATAGAATATTACAAGAAAATGTAGATGTTGTTAAAGAAATAGAAAATTTTTTTCAAAGATTAATTATGCCTACAGTATTTATGACACGAACAAAAGAGCAAGGAATATTTGAATTATATAATTTAGTTAATACATTTATAGAATTATGTAAAAACAAAAACATAAAATATTTAATTACAGGTATGAGTAATCAATGTATGCCTAATGTTTTTGTAGAAGCATACAGAGATGACCAGCCTTTTAATGGATTAGATTTTCCTGTATTTGATACTAGCAATTTTATTTTACCAATATCAAATATAGCAATGGATAATATAATTAGTAATAAGGATTCACATCCAAACAACCTTGGTCATAAAAATGTGTCAAGATATATAATAAATGAGATAGAAAAAAGATGGCAGATATAAAAACATATACAGAAGAAACACAAGAATTATTTTTAAGATTTTTACTAAGTGATCCAGATTTATTTGCAAGATGTCAAAATATTGTAAAGCCTGAATATTTTAATTTAAAGTACAGAAAGGCTGTGGATTTATTTGTAAGTCATAGCACACAACATAATGCTATTCCTACGCCAGAACAGGTAAGTGCTGTTGCAGGTGTAACTTTAGAGCCTATTCCAAATGTAACTCCTGATCATCATGAATGGTTTATGAATGAGTTTGAAACTTTTTGCAGACATAAAGCATTAGAAAAAGCAATTATAGAAAGCACAGACTTATTAGAGAATCAGGACT